TGTAGCACCTGTAGCACCTTGAATACCATCAGCTCCTGTAGCGCCCGTTGCACCTGTAGCACCTGTAGCACCTTGAATACCATCAGCTCCTGTAGCGCCCGTTGCGCCCGTTGCACCTGTAGCACCTTGAATACCATGAGCTCCTGTAGCGCCCGTTGCACCAGTAGCACCAGTCACACCTTGAATACCATCAGCACCTGTAGCGCCCGTTGCACCAGTAGCACCAGTCACACCTTGAATACCATCAGCACCTGTAGCGCCAGTAGCACCGGTATCACCAGTAGCGCCGCTCGCAAAATGTGTATTTAAATCATTCTTAACCGTATTTAAATCATTCTTAGTCGTATTTAAATCATTCTTAGTCGTATTTAAATCATTCTTAACCGTATTTAAATCATTCTTAGTCGTATTTAAATTAATACCGAGTTGTCCAACTGCCCCATCAATACGATTATTTCTCCGTGAAGCAGAAGTGTTTGTATGGATCGCACCGAAGGATGCAAGTTTTTTAGCCATATAATATATTTATATTATTATATCGTTAAACACGACATATTTTTAGTTTTAGTATCTAGTAATCTGTAACACGTATGATGTTTGACTTTATCCTGTATTCACTTGAATTATGTTAAAAATCATAATAAGGATTATCTGTAATGGTCATGCCACAATATTGTTTAGGTTCTTTTTTATAATCTTTTGGTTTATAAATATTTATTTTTTCAGCTTCTTGTAATAAAAACTTGAAATTATTCCAAAATTCGTCCGTGTGACCAATACTAATGGACGCAACATGAGCCAGTTCGTGTATGGCAACAAACATTAAGGTATTATTGTCAATTAAATCATCATTGTCGTATTTAGATTCATTTAAACAAATGGCGATTTTTTCGCCTTTATTCTCACTGTAAGCAGTATGTTCGCTTGTAGGCAAGGTTTCTTGTATTTTAACCGGATTAAATCCTTTTTTCAATCGTTGTATATTTTCACGGTCGGGATATTTTTCATAACACGTATTTACAAGTGTAATCATATGTTGTGTTGTAATTGCCAATTTATCCGCGGCCAATGAAATTTTATTACGGTCTCTTACGCAATAGGTTTTATGATCTACCTCCGATATGATACATTTTAAATTAAAGTAATCCGAGTCTGAATATATCTTAAGCATTGAAATAAGTATCATTCCTATAATCAAATAATTAAGATATTTCATAATATAATCGTGATATTTTTAATTACTGCGTTCCACAACCAAGTTCTAATGGAGTTCGCATAAGGTCCGGTTCAATGGTAGAGTTCATCCATGGACTTACTTTACTGGTTGGATTGGGAGGTTCAGACCGAACTTGTAAATTGGAGTTTCTTAACGAAGAACCGATGGTATCAATACCATTATGATATCCCGCTTGTAACAAAGATATATTTTCTAAAGGTCCGCCTCCTTGCGGATTTAATTGTTGGAATTGAGTATTATTGTCTTTAGGAAGAAGTTGATCGGCATTCAATAAAGGTTGAGAGTTACAACTAGAAGGTAATCCTTTGGTAGTTCCTTGTATTCCGGTCACGGTTTGATATTGTTCATTCTGTCCCATGGGTGCAGCGGGTTGAGCTACACTTGAACCTCCAGAAGAAGAAGAACTTCCTTGATTAGAGGTTGTTCTTATACCAGACGACATGCCGGATTTAGTACTTAAAACGGATAGGATAAGAAACCCAATCACTATAAGCGCAAGCAAACCAAAGACATACTTTAAATTCACTTTTACTGGGGTGTCTTTTGCATAAGCTACCATATTATAAGGATACGAGAAAAAAATTCACAATTACATTTTAATGTTCATGGTCGGATAATTCTATATCTTCCAATTCATAGGAGGTCTTAATCTGGATTGCGTTCAGATGTGCATCCATTGCATCTTTTTTTAATTTACGTGCAACTATAAGTGCTTCTTTATACCGTTCATAATATACATCCGTTGCTTTCTTTAATACCATAACGTTAGGGTCGGAAATATGAAGAGATACTTCATTTAATATATTTTGGTCATCTTCTACGGAACTGTCTTCACTCTCACTAAAGGGGTCGTCTGTATTTATACTATCCGGTAGTATAGGATCATTCGTGTCTATTAAACATACGATATCTTTAGAAACGGGTTCATATACCATCAATTGGATTACCTTAATATTTATGGTACAACTAGTAGGCGTTATGGTGACCCCTTCTAGTAACAATAAGGGAATAAAGGAATGCTCACTCGTAATGGTATGATAATCTTGAATTATATTCTTATGTTCATCGTATATTACACAGGATAAATCGCCGGTATGTGTCATGTCCAACGAAACTCGTATAAGATTATAGTCCTCGGTATAAGGACGTGCCATCGGTGTCATCAACCTCGTTAAATCGGTTTGGGATAGTTCTTTAGAGAAAAAATGTATATTTTGCGCATGGATTAACTCAATACATTTAGATTGTAGAAGGTCCATCCACGGTTGTATAGTCGTCATGTTCGTTATGTCGTATTTTAAATCTAAAAAAGGTTTTTGTTTTATAATACGAACGCCTTGTGTGCTAAATGCGATTGGAAATTGTACGTACACCGGTGCATGGTTAATATGTAATTTGAATAAATATCGTTCGTTGTGTAAATAAGGAGGATTTAAATTTAGTGCATGGAATGGAAATACCGAATTCACTTTATATGTAGCCATTTAATGGTTCTTCCTATAAAAATAATTAAAGTATTACATAAATATTTGTTTAGATTTAGAAGGTATGGAAAATAGATTTACAAAGTCATGTATAGATGTATTGAAACGAGAGGATGTTCGTACAGAATTAAAAAACGTAATGAAACCATTGATAGATATCATATTGATAGACATCTATCCATATATTTATATTTCCCTTATAGTAGTAGTGATCAGTTTTATTTTGCATCTAGGAATATTCATATTATTATTGCGTAAAAATTAACTTCTCTAAAATTATTATCTTTATATAGTATATAGTATGACTTCGTATTTGACAGATTTAAGTAATAAAATTGGGTTATCAGGAACTCCCTCTACAACCTCAGGCGGATACCGCCGAAAACGACGTAAAGGAGGCGCATCCTCGTTATCAGATTATATGAGTAAATTGTCGGGTGGTCGTAAACGAAAAACGAAACGTAAGAGAGGAGGCGCGATGGACGTCCTAGCCCAAGCGTCTGTTCCTTTTGGAATGATTGGTTTACAACGAATGGTTGGTAAAAATATGTCTCAAAATATGTCTAAATATAAATCTAAACGTCGTAATCGCTCGTTTGGACGAAGATAAATCCTATTCTTTAGACCTTTTTATATAAACGTCAATTTTATATTTATTTTAAATAAATATAAAGAGGTACTTATAATCCTACAATGCCACATAATGCTGTTGCGAACAAAAAACAGAATAAACTAACCTCGTTTTTTGATACGGTTCAATCCAAACAAACCGAAGACGCGGTTGTTTTTATTCCGGATTATTGTGTTTATACCGATGGCGCTTGTTCTAGGAATGGAAAAGACGATGCCGTTGCAGGAATAGGTATATTTTTCGGTATAAACGATCCTCGTAATGTTTCAAAAAAAATAGAAGGAAAACAAACAAACAATATAGCAGAATTGACTGCTATTCTTGAGGTTTATTATAGTATAGAAAATGATATTCTACATGGTAAAAAAATATTAATTGTAAGTGATTCTGAATATGCCTTAAGATGTGTTTCTTCTTATGGTGAAAAATGTCATAAGAAGAAATGGAATGTAGATATACCAAATAAAGAGTTGGTTAAAACTGCGTATGAAATGTATAAGGATAAATTAAATATCAATTTAGACATATAAAAGCACATACCCATAATACAGATATTCATTCGGTTGGTAATGACCATGCAGATAAATTAGCAAATTTAGCAGTTGGTTTAGAGAATTGTACGACTACATCCAGTAAAACAAAAATATATTTAATAGTTCCTTTTGTCCGAAAGGAGGAATTAAAAGGTTTAGGAGGTAGTTGGGATAGTTATAATAAAAAATGGTTTGTATATGAGAATCACGAACATATAGACAAAATATTAACCTTTTTTTCAAAGGATTGTCTTAATCAATATCCGTGATGGACGTATCTTCGGTTTCTTCAGGAATAACGGAATGCATTGTATTCTTTATCCGTGACTGTAGTTGTGTTTGTCTCTCTTTATAGACCGAGGCATTCTCTTCTGGATGCGTGTTCAACCATTCCATATGTTCTTGTATTATAGTCATGTCGTTCTCTTTGTTTGGTGTAGAAGAAGATTCAATGGAGGTTTTCATTTGAAACAAACTTTGTTCATATTCCTGTTTTGAAATTAAGTTTAATTTAAATTCAGAATCTTCCGTTTTATATTTCTCGGCCTCTTGAACCATTCTCTCAATTTCTTTGTCCGTCAAACGACCCTTGTCATTTTTTATTTCAATTTGCATTTCTTTTCCAGTCGTAGTCTCTTTGGCACTGACTTTAAGAATTCCGTTTGCGTCCACTTCAAACGATACCTCTATCTGTGGTTGTCCTCTAGGCATGAGTGGAATACCTTCCAATACGAATTCACCCAATTTATTATTATCTTTCGTTTTAGCGCGTTCTCCTTCAAAGACTTGAATATTTACACCGGGTTGATTGTCTTGATACGTTGAAAACACTTGTGTTTTTTTAACCGGTACAGTTGTATTACGATGAATTATATTGGTCATGATGCCACCCGAAGTTTCCAATCCTAACGACAATGGTGTAACATCAATCAATAATAAATCTTTCAATGCTTCCGAGTTTTGATGACCACTTAAAATTGCGGCTTGAACGGTCGCTCCATAAGCAACGGCTTCGTCTGGATTTATACTACGGCATAATTCCTTTCCACCAAAAAAATCCGACAATAATTGTTGAACTTTTGGAATACGCGTTGAACCACCTACCAATACAACTTCGTCTATTTGCGATTTAGACAATTTGCTATCACGAATGACTTTTTCAACCGGTTCCATACATTTACGGAAATAATCCATATTCATATCTTCAAATTTTGCACGACTAATGGTTGTAGTGTAATCCAATCCGTCTATCAACGAATCTATTTCAATGGTTGCAATTACAGAAGAAGACAATGTACGTTTCGCTCGTTCACACGCGGTTCTAAGACGTCGTAATGCGCGCGGATTATGGTCTAGGTCCTTTTTGTAAGTACGTTTTATATCTTGAATACAGAAATCAACCATACGGTTATCAAAATCTTCACCTCCTAAATGAGTATCTCCTGCCGTGGCCTTTACCTCAAACATACCTTCATCTATAGATAATACACTCACGTCAAATGTACCTCCTCCTAAATCAAAAATCAGGACATTTTGTTCTCCCTTTTTATCCAATCCATAGGCCAATGCCGCCGCAGTGGGTTCGTTGATAATACGAAGCACGTTCAATCCCGCAATGATACCTGCATCTTTTGTGGATTGTCTTTGACTATCTGTAAAATAAGCTGGTACGGTTATAACCGCGTGTTTGACTTCTTTTCCTAGATATGCTTCTGCGATTTCTTTCATTTTAATTAAAATCAAAGAAGAAATCTCTTCGGGAGAAAATACTTTGACTTCATGTTTATAAGTCACTTGTATGGTAGGTTGATTGGTTTTACCAGGTACAACTTGAAACGGCCAATGTTTCATATCTTGTAATACACTCATATCATTCATAGTGCGTCCGATCAATCGTTTTGCATCAAAAATGGTATTGGTTGGATTCATAGAGACCTGATTTTTAGCAGCATCTCCAATGAGGCGTTCCGTTTCAGTAAACGCAACATACGACGGCGTCGTGCGATTTCCTTGGTCGTTTGCAATGATTTCCACTCTATCGTTTTGCCATACGCCTACGCACGAGTAAGTTGTTCCTAAATCAATTCCAATCGTTTCACCTTCCATATGCATAAAAAAATAGGTTGTATTTAAACTCATATTAATATAATTATATTAGGGTTCGCTCGTCTCAATTAAATCCTTTTCATCGTATATAATTTTTACATCACACCAACCGCCTGGACGATATCTGCCATATCGTCTATCCATATATTCGTGAAGTTCTTTGCCGTGAGGGGTAGCTCCATTACCATAATTAATTTTATACCATTCACGAAACGTTTCATTTAATTCTTGTTTTTGTATTCTATTACCATTACTTCTGGAAATTTTGTCTTTTGCAAATTCTGCCAAATAATCTTGTCCTTCACGATATTCATTGCTACTGGTCATTACAATGGCACAATCTTGTACGTTGCCTTTGGTACGAAATGCAATGTCTACAAGCAACGTTGCAAATATAGGGGCCCATGTATCAAAACATTCATTTAACTTTTTATCTAATTTGAATTGAAACGGATATTGTTCTTTTGGAAAATGCAATTCATCGTGATACGGTGTATCCAAAAACTTGGATTTAAAGTCACATACGCGTATTCTGCGCCAGGTACCATCGTCATTGCTTTTAATATCAAATAACACATTGGTGGTGACCACTAATTTAAATTGAGGAATAAAGGTAACGACGTCTTTAAACAATGCTCTACCTTGAATAGGGTCACCTCCGGTAAGCTCTTTCATGACGCCTTCATTAATACGGTCTCCTTTGGACGGTTCTTGCATGACCGCGTATCGTTTTCCTCTTAGCGCAACTACTTCCGAGGATGTACTTCCAATGCTTGTACGTTTTTGAGTAATCAATGTATGTGGAACCGTTCCTTTATAATCGCCTAATACTTTGGACATTAAATCCACAAGACACGATTTACCGTTTCGTCCTGACCCTGTATATATGTTAAAGGTTTGATTGTCCAACGTTCCAATCAATGTAGAGGCAAGATGCTCCCACATGTAACATTTGAGTTCATGGTTTGGAAATAGTTCTTCCATAAACGTATGAATTCTAGATACAATGCTTGGGTCGGTTTCTTTCGTGGTAATATAATCTATATTGGTACAATATGAAATATAATCGTCAGGTTGTCCACGACGAAACCGATTTTCTTTGAAATCAATGACCCCATTGTTGAAACATAGTAAATATGGGTTTGTATCCAATTTATTTAAGAAATATTTATCATAGAATTTTTCACAGGCTTCCCTCATAATGTTATCTTTTGTTTTGGTTTTCTTTAACATCATGGCAATTTCTGTTAATTTATACGTTTTTTTACGCGCCGATTCATAACCTCTATCATTTTGTTCCATCGTTTGTATCTTAGTCGTCATTTCCATGATACGAATCACATATTCTTGGTACATTTCTTTGGATATACCTATCCGAAGTGTACTTCCAGAATCAATCTCAACCCATCTATGATTTACGTATTCATACCATCGTTTATGTTTAATGCTTTCACATACATATTTATCCTTAAAGATGTTATATAACACATTTGCCAAATCAACCTCCGTTGCTGGTTCTTTTCCAATCGTTCCAACCTCATCTGACAATCCTGGAACGATTGGAATACCATACACCGTCCTATCAATATAATAATCTAAAGTTGATTTTACAATATCTTTATATTTTGGATAAGCATCTTGCTTACACCAATACATGATGGACCGATGGGACAATCCATCTGTTCC